GGCGGATAGACGGGAGTTACGCGCCGATGGTTTCGAGTCCGGCTTCACGGGCGTAAGCAAGCGCCGCCTCGTAGCCCTGGTCGAGAGTCATCTCTTCCGTAGGCTGCTGAGTCGATGCGAGTTCTGTGCCCGGTGCCGGGGTGACGCCACTGGGGGCTGACTTCGTGGAGAGGTACCGGTCGACGAGCGACTGCCCGATCTGTTCGTACCGCTGCTGCGCCTGCAACAGGTTTCCATCGAAGAACGCCGACAGATCGTAGATAGCGTCAATGTCCCCCTGCACGTAGTGCGGGTTGGACTGCGTGATCGCCATCTCCTGTCGCTGAAGCTCTCCTGCGAGAGCCATCTGCTGATAGGCGAGCTGCTCAGACTCCTGCCGCTGAACCCGCTCTGCGTCCATCGCGTCGAGACGCGACTGGAGCTGCGAGACCTGCGAGGTCTGCTCGATCAGTGGTGCGAGATCCGGGTACTCCTGCACGAGCTGTGCAAGACGCGGGTCGAGCCCGTCCTTGGGAAGTGTCGCGGCCTGCTCCAGTTGTGATGCAGCTTCGGCCGAAGCCTGCACGGGCGTGAGCCCCTGCTCCTGGAGTGCCTGCGTCAGATCCGCATGGAACTGCGTCAGTGTTGCCGGATCCTGCAATGCGCGGTACAGCTCGACAGCCTGGGTGACCTGTGTCGGGTCGCCATACTGCTCGAACTGCGCGCGCTGCGCCGCTACCTCTTGCGTCTTGCGGGTGTAGTCAGCCTGAAGCTGCTTGTACACCTGCTGAAGCTCGGGAGCGAGCGTGTCAGGGTTGACGTTCTCACTGAAGGTGTCCTCGACGGGAGCAGGTTCGGCGGGCGTCTTCGGCGCGAAGTGGCCGTGTTCGCCGCGAGGCTGCCCGTCGGGCTGCACCGGGGTGAGAGGTCCCCCCTCGGGAGTCACGGGAGCAAGCGGGGCCTGCTCGGTCGGTACGACGGTCGTGAGACCAGCCGGGGGGCTGTTCTCTTCGACGATTGCACCTTCGAGTGCCGCGGTTGCATCCGCGAGTGACATTTCGGACAGGGTTGTCTCCTACGTTTGTGACGAGTTCCGGCGTGGGACTGCTCGTCTATTTCGGAGCGGGAAGTGCGAGCACTTCCGCATCCACGATTTCCTCTTCGCGGCGACGGGCCAGTGCCTGACCCATCTCTACGAAGCCCCGCATCACCTCGCGGATCTCATCCGCGGGCGGCAGGTGGTGCTCGTGCGAGACAACCTGTCCCACACCGTTTGCACGGTCGATCTTGTCCGTCAGAATCCCGACGGTGACGTTCAGCTCACCGATCTTGGTCGACCCCGGGATCAGTTCCTTGATGCGCGCGAGCGCCAGGTTCCTAACCGTGGAAGCCTCTTCGACGAACTCCCCGACCGCGGCTTCGATTGCTTCCTCGCTCGGGGGTGTTTCTACGAACTCGTTGCGCCAACGGCGAACGGTGTTCTCCGGCACGCCGGTTTCGCGTGCGGTGCGTTTGACGTTGCCATCGTTCGCGCGGAGAACGGCGTACACCTTGGCCTTGTCAGCCTCGGTGTACGACGATCTCCCCGCCACTACGACGCCCTCGCCGGTTGCGGCTTGTTACGCGCAGCCTTGATGGTGGCGAGCTTCGCAGCGTGGAGCTGCGCGGCCTGCCTCATCTGCTGTGCGTGAACTTCCGCGTCCTGTGCGTTGGACTGTTCGGCAGCGTTGCCCTGGTGAGCAGCGAGGGCGGCGTTGTGCGCCGCCTTCGTCTGGTCGAGGACATGCTGATCTTGCTCCTGCTGCATTGTCTGCATGACCTGCAACTGCTTAAGCTGCTGATCCTGCTGGTCGAGCTGAGTGTTTCCACTCGCCTGCTCGGCCGGCTTAGTCAGATCGTCGGTAACCCACGTATCGAGCGGCGGCTGAGCCACTTCGTCCGGGGTCACCTGCACGCCGCTGCGATTCAGGATCTCGCTCATGACCGGAGCACTGGCCGTGGACTTGACCTGGAGCGCAACGCGCGGTGCCTGCGTCGGCACCTGCATCAGGTAGAGCTTGTAACGAGCCTGGAACAGTGCGGAGTAACGGTCGGTGAACCGCGTCTGCACGTCCGGCGGAAGTTCCTCGTACTCGGCAGATGTCATGAACCGTTTCAGCACGTCGATGTGCGTGTCGTAGTCCTCGTACATCTGCGGCTGAACGGAAGCCTGCTCGAGCGTCTGTTGCGCCCACTGCATCTTCTCCTGGGGCGAGTCGGGCTGGCCGTCACCGTCGGGGTCAGCCGTCGGATCCGCCATCACCTGCTGCACCTGCTGGAGCGCCTGCTGGTACGCCTGGACGTTGAGTACCTGTCCGGTCTTCAGCTTGTCGATAGTCCGGTACGCCTGCTCCTCATCTGACTGCATTTGAGCGTTAACCCCGCTCATGTCTGCGATGTCGAGGTAGCGCATCGCTGTGCGCTCGTCGATCAGCTTGTTCGTCAAGAGGAACTCGATCCGGGCCTGCTTGCCCGCCCTCGTCCGCGGCAGACCTGAGCCTGCTTCGGCGTGGAACGAAAAACCGCCCTCGAGGTCGGCGTTCATGAACTTCTGAACCTGCACCCCGCCGTTCGCCCCGCGGATCTTGAGGAGGCGTGGCTCGGTGTAGTACTTCTGCGCGAGCTTGACCATCAACATCCCCGCGTTCGCGAGCGCGCTCTCCATGCGGAGGATCATCGGGGCGATCTGGTCTGCGACCGTTTCCTGGATCAGGTCGATGCTCTCGCCCGAGTCGATGCGCGCCGGAAGCTGGTCGCGCTGGCTCGGGATCTTGTTGAACAACTTGTCGATTCGCACCTGGATGTCCCCGAGGTGCTGATACACATACGCGGGGAGCGAAGGCACGTCCCGCCACTGCGGGATAGCGCCGTTGATCGGCACGTACGTGACGACACGGCCGGGCTCGTTCGTCAAGCGGTCCTGTAGCGACCCCGCCGGGGCGATGAGCTGCGGCTTCAACGTCAGGTTCTTATGCTCGACCACCTGAGAGATAGTCCGGTTCAACTCCTTCTGGAGCGGCCGGGCCGGTGTCGTCACCGGGATGTCGAGCGAGCTGTTCGGGCGCTGAATGCCCGGGAAGTGGATGATCGGAAGATCGGTGAACGGGTACGGCCACGGGCCGTCCTCGAGGACCATATTCGGACCTTCGATCCAGCACACGTACCGGCCCTTCGGCACGACGGCACCGGGGCGGATGTACATGTGGTAGACGCGGCGCACGTTCTGGTTGCGCGATTCTGAACCGACACCGGACATGACCGCCGGCGTATCGTCACCTGAGATCGCGTCGGCACCCGCGGATGCGGCCTTCGGCCAGCGCGCGGCGATGTCGTCGGGCGACATGTGCGCGATGACGATGGCGTACGCGGAGTCCTTGAACGTCCGTGCCGTCGGGTCGGTCAGTACGTTCTGACCGGCGACCGACTTGACTGAGATGTCGCCCACGTAGACGGTCTTCTCGAACGTCTTCGGGTCGATCCCAGCCTTGCGGAGTTCGTCGCGGTACATGTCGAGCGCGTCGTCGGGCCACGACAGGAGCGACTGCCCCTGCGGGTTGACCATGAAGTTGAGAGCCTTGCCGGCGAGCGGATCCCAACCGATCCACCAATACCCCTGCGACAGCGCAGCGTCGAGCATCGACGTCTGCAACTTCTCGCCAAGGTCCATCTGGTCGGGCTGCCACCAGTAGTCGTACAGCGCCTGCGCCATCTGCGCGGCTTTGACGTCGCGCCACTCCCCGGAGTCGGGGCTGGCGAAGATGCGCGGCTTGTTCTTGGTCTGCTGCGCGACGAAGTGGCTGACGCCGGGCTTGATCTGGTCGGAGGTGAGGCGCACCTTGTAGCGCGGCCGGTCACCTTCGTCAGTAGCCTCGGTTTGCATCTGGCCGCCACCGGGCATGTCCTTGTTCCAGAAGCTCCACTGGTTGCCTTTGTAGAACTCGGCGTTCAGCGCCCAGTCGATCTTGTCGCGGAAACGAAGCTGCTCGAGGTTCGTACGGAAGGTGGAGAGCGCGACCGCATCGTTCAGGTTCGAGAGGGAGTTCATCTGCTTCTGCTGATCGGCCATGCTCACCTCCTACTACTCGATGATGTTGCGGACCTGACCCGAGCGGATCTTGTCGATGCCGTCCTGGTACTCGGCCTCGGAAATGACGTTGGCTTGTCGCATAGCGATCAGCTCGTCTTCTTCGTCGGTGATGTGGAACTCGTCGATGACGGGACCTGTCGCACCGAGAAGCACGGGCTCTAGTGGGCGGTCGACGGCCGGTCCTGCTGCCAGACGTACTGAAGACGTCGCCATGCCACCTTGCGCCCGTAGAAACTCGACTTGTTCGATAAGGAGCTGCACGAGGCGCTCACGTTCAGCGAGCTTGCCTTCGTACAGCTCCCGTAATGCGGACTCCCTGCTCTTGCGGACGAGGAAGAACATCTAGTTGATCCCCGGAGAAATCTTGACCACGCCGGCGACGACGGACACGTTGTGCCCCGTCACGTAGGCGGCGTCGGCCAGATCCTCGAGCTGTCGATGCGTCAAGTTTCCGGTGATCGTCACAACGGCACCCGACACGGTGTTCGCGACGTTCAGCGCGGCGACTTTCGCTGCGATCTGTGGATGAGCGGCCATACGGCCTCCTCTCTCTAGGCGTCAGCCCCGAGATCGGGGTCGTACGCACGTTCTTTCCCGCGGAAGTTGCGCAGGTGATCCCACGCCAGTCCCTCGAGTGATTCGTCCCGTCGGTCCCCGCCGAACAGCGACACATCCGGTCGGATCGGCATGAGCACGCCGGCGGCCCCGAGCGCAATCTCAACCGCGTCAAGAAGGTCGTCGTGCTGGTTCTTCTTCGCCGGGTCGAACGAGACCCACTGGTCGATGAAGTCCATGTGCTTCCGGTTGATGCGGACCTTGCCGTTCTTGAACAACGGCCCAAGACCGAGGATGCGCTCTTCCTTCTTGGACTTCGACATGATCCCGACGATGTTCGGCAACCCCTCCATACGCGCAGTCATCTGCAATAGCGCGCGCTGGTAAGCGTTCGACTCGATGCCGATCAACTGCGGCCGGTACTTGAGGAACCACTCGCGGATCTTGTCGAGCTGGTCCGGGAACGTGATCTTGTCGACATAGTACTCGAGCAGAAACGCTTGCGAGTGATCGTGCGTCACACCGACGAGAGCCATCGCGAACGAGTCGGCCGTGTCGGACAAGCTGATCGCCGGGTCGACCCCGATGAACAAGTCAAGTGCGAGTTTGCCGTCGCGTTCCTTCGGCAGACCGAGATCCTCTGTTTGGATGTCGGGGTTGCCGATGACGTAGAACTTCAACCAGTCACCCTGAAGTGCCACGCCGGCCATTGCGTCGAATGCCGCCATGAACTCCTGGCGGAACATGATCGGGTGGTAGTTCTCGAGCGCGTACTCCCACATCTTCCGAGGGAAGTACGGGTTGTCGATGCTGGTGTACTCGACGCGGAACTGGGTTTCGTCATCGAGCGACTTGCCCGAGAAGAACGTCTCCCAAAACCAGTTCTTACCGTTCGGGGTCGTCGTCGTGATGACGAGACCCTCACGGTCGGTCAACGCCGGGAAGACGACGTCCCACGCTTCCTTGTTCGGGATGAACGCGGACTCGTCGATCCACAAGATGTCGAGTCCGGCTCCGCGGAGACTCTGCGGATCGTCGGCCGAGCGGAACTCGACGACGCTGAGCAGCTCTTCGTTCGGGCCGTAGAACTCGAAAATCTTCTCGGTGCGGTTGTACCGGTAGTCGCGGTCCTTCACCAGGTTGCACTGGCGGATGACCTCGAGGAAAGTGGTGAGGCTGGGGCGTCCGACGCGGTAGTCCTTCGCGAGCGCCCAAACATGCAACGGCCGGTCGATGACCTTGCCGTGCGCGTCCAGGTTGAACTCCTTCGGGTGCAGCGCGTAGAAGAGGACTTCCCACGCTGCGGAGAGCGTCTTGCCTCCGCGCCGTCCCGCCACCAAGTGTCGGAAGGGCGTAAGTACACCGTTGGTTCGCGACGCGTGGAACAGCGTCTGCCAGATGTGCGGCGTGTACCCGTGCTTCAGGAACCAGTAGAACTTGACCGGCAGGGCCTCAACCGCGGCACCGAAGTGCGTGGCGCTGAGAACATCGGCACGGTCAGACCCGCCCGCGGTCAGCGAGCGGTAGTTCAGAGCTGGGCCTCCTAGTTAGGGTCGACGCTGCGGACAGGTCGGGGTCGGACAAGACGTCCAGTAGTGCCGGTTGTCTGCCCCACACCCGGGACATGTCCAGTCCTTCGCGGCGGCGAGAACCACTCGGCGGCCGGGGTCACTGGTGCCATCGTTGACGTGAGCCATTAGCCGAGGTCGTAGTCGATCTCGACGGGCAGGCCAGCGACGTTGTTGTTCTTCGCCTGGATCTGCACGGTGTGCAGCCCGGCGACGCGGTAACGCGCCCACACGTAGGCGATGTTGGAGACGAGAACCGCGGCGGCATTCTCGAGCGTAGGGAGCGTGATCGGTGCGAGGGTCGGACCCGTGCCGGTGCTCGTGCCCGAGCTGGGACCGGTCGACCCCGGGTAGGTCGTCTTGTCGGCCAGGTCATCGCGGTACGGCTGCACCGTGAGGACTGCATCGCCGGCGGCGGTCGCGGTGGGACCGACGAGGACGAGAACCGAGAGGAACTCCGACCCGCCTACGCGGACATCCTGGGTGAGCGTGGTACCGGCTCCCTGGTTACCTACGGAAACTGTGCGTGCCATTCGTGCCTCCCTTCAGAGACGAAAAGTGCCCCCGGCCGGAATGGTCGGGGGCTTATGCGGTGGAAAGAGAAAGGGACAGTCGGTGAATCCGTCGTCGCATTTGCGCGATCCGACCGAATCGAGATCGAGGGGACGCGCCACGAAAGCTTGCGGCAACCGCGCGCCATCCCCAGTCGAGCCCCGCACTCAGGCATCTGCCCTCAAGCAGCGAGCCCCATCAGAGCCGAACGCGGCATCTTCACCGTCCCGCAGTCCGAAGCCGGCAAGCCGACCTCGAGCAACGAGCGGCGCATCAACCGCGCGCAAGTGACCCTGACGAAACACACCGCTCTCCGACGAACGCCAGATGAGCCGTTGGACCCTTCGATTCAGCCGTGCGCCAACGCGCCGACCTCCGCACCGACCATCCCTAAGACCAAGCACAGGAATCGAACCTGCCGTCGTGACGCCTTAAGCGCCCCGTTGCACCAGCGGTTGTGTCTCGGTCAACCCCCCGAACGTCACCGCCCGTCGGCGGCCAGACATTGCGAGGGAACTGCGGGCCAAGGACTCGAACCTCGACCACCTGGACCAGAACCAGGCGTCCTGCCATTAGACGAACCCGCATGAAGTTCGCGGGACGGAGCACGCCACCTGACTCAGGTGCGTGACGCCCGCTCGGACCTGACGAACAGGCACCCGAAGGAGATGAGGCCCGCCTCCACCGTCCGCCGAAAAGGGGGCCTCACTAGTAAATCGACATCCGGGCCGGATCTTAGCCACCCTTCGGCAGCCGGCTCGTGGCAGAGCCACGCCGGGCGGCACCATCATCCCGTGTCCGGTGCCCGGAACGGTGGCACGTTCGGTGCTCGTTTTCGCGTCGTCCGACCACCGTCGGTAAAGGCCCAGCTCGAGCCGGGTTGGCCCTCCGGTGGAGGTCATCCCCTCGCGCGCACACGCGGGTATCTCCTTATAGGGACTATAGGGGAAGACCCTTTGTAAGGGATATGTCCTGACTGGGTCCGAAGGACCCTAAGTCAGGGTATACGTCCAGAAGGCCAGTAGCCGAGCCGTTCTTGAGGCTCTGGAATCTGCATGGGCGCATTGCAACGGAGGTCGTCGGAGTCCCAAAGGGGCCACGCGGTCGGCCCGATATAGGCCCGCCAGGCTCGAACCGGTCATGGCCGCGGTGAACCGTCGGCGTTGCGGTCGGGGGCAACGAAGCCACTACGTAACATGTAGCAAGCACGACGATATGCAAGTCAAGGTACGTACTGTTCGGGCACCGCAATGTAGGCTAGTGCCTGACTCAAACCGCAATCCCCCGTCCCTGAGCCCGGCACACCCGAGCCCCGGGATCGTGCCCCGATACGCGCCGCGGCGTAACGCTCACCGGCGTATCCGACGTAGCCACCCGCTAGCCAGAATCAGGTTAGCCGCCGGGCGGCCGGATGGAAAGTCCCTGCAAATTGCCTATTGCGCCGCTAGCTAGTTCGTGTATAGACTGCGTGCAGCAAGTGAATGAACCGGCGAAACCGAATCGCCGGAAGGTGCGAGGTAGCGAAACTACCTTGGCAGCGCGCTAACGAGAAACGTCACGGGAATGGCACCCGCGACACCATCTCTCGGGACGCGACACCGGAAACCGTGAATCCCGACTACCGGGCTAATCGGCGCGTTACACCTAGATGAGATTTGACCGGAGTGTGACATCACATGGACGCTCCGCTCCGGTCAAGCGTCATCTAGCAATCACCCGCCAGGAAAGGACAACGCAATGCGCACGAACGCTGACCGCGCCAGCCGCGGCCAAGAGGCGTACGACGCGGTAACGCACGACGACAACGACACGGTCACCAACATCTATGACCTTGTCTGCGATCTGCTGCATTTCGCGGACTGCGTCCCGGCCGACGATTTGACCGGCGATTGCGGAGAGTACGTCGCGGAAATGGCGCTGTTCCACTACCGCGCCGAAAAGGACGAGTCATGAGCTACGTCGTCCGGTGTCAGTCCGCGTCCGGCCGCGTGGTCGACGTTCACGTCTACGCAGGCACAGACAACGAGGCTTGCCGCGCCGCATTGCGCGAGCTGCCCTCCGACTACCGCGCCGTGTACGCGCTCCAGTCATGACCGAGCCGACGCAGGACGAGCGGGACGCGGCCGCTCGCGCATTCCTCGACGACCCCGACGCCGAATCGGAAACGTACGACGAAGCCGCGTACGGCGGCTACATCATCCTTACGGACGACGAAGCGGACGAGCGTGCGAAAGACTCGATCCGTGAGAGCGTTTGGGCCTTCGTGCCTAGCTTCCTCGTCGACTATCTGCCCGACGGAGTAGGGACGGAAGTCATCGAGGCGCTACAGCCGCAGTGCGAAGGCGCGAACGGCGCGATCCTCTCGATGCTGGGCGACCGGTTCGACGAGTTCGCGGACGACGCGATGAGCACGGACGGACGCGGGCACTTCCTCGCCGGGTACGACGGCGACGAGCACGAATTCGACCACGCCGGACGCACCTGGTTCGCGTATCGCAACTAGCTTCGACGATCCGCCGCAATCCGACCCCTATGCGGCGGTTGATCCCCCGGACGGCTCGCGTCCGCACGATTTCGCTACGGCCTAACGTGCCACGCGCGCGGTTCGACTCCGCGCCGGGGGATTCTGTAAG